AATTCCACATCCTCGATCGTGCAGTTCGAGCACCCGTTCAGCTCTATCAACCCGATATGAGCCGTGGCGCTATTGGCCGTCTGCAGAAACTTTCCGCCGGTTACACGGATGTTGCTCTGTGAAGTCGCCTTGAAAAGCGACACACCGGCCGTGTTCGTCTTAAACGTCATTCCATCAACGAGATTCAGTGTCGTATTGCCCAACAGAGTGAATGACCCGGATACCATCACGGTCTCAGGCACCGGCATGGTCAGATTACCGCCGAGACTCAACCATGCCTTCACGGCATTGGACATATCCGTTGTCCCGGGAGAGACATTGACTCCATATCGATAGAGATGTCCCGGCGAGTACGAGAAGTCCACGGGAGTAATACTCGCCATGGTCTCCGCTTCGGTAACGGGATTGATGAGCGCGACGAGCGCTGAAGCGGATAGCGTCGAGTTGTACTGTTGAATCGTCCAGATCACAGACCCCGGAATAGTGGAATCATTGATATCCGGGGATGCGTGAGAGACTTTGTACGGATCTAACGAATCATCGAGCCAGATTTCGGGGAACAGGCCATTCGCATCCGCTTTGACGGGATTGGTCAGTACCGTGGTGAGGGTGCTATCGGTATAGATCGGCTGGAAGGTAGAAGTGAGGGTGGCGTAGAATGAAAGGAATGCACCCGGGATCGGATCATTGTCCTTGTCTGTCGCCTTGAACCGGCCCGCGCTAAACAAAATAGCCATCGTTCACCTTATGGAAAATTGGCTCATCGGCCTCGTACTGCGACCGTTGATCCTGTTCATCGTGTTGGTGTGCATCACCCGGCCGGTGGCCCGGTGGGTGTTCAAGCACATGAAGGAAGGGCGCCTGAAGCGCTTTCTGCTATTGCCCTTGGGCGAGTCGCGGCGCTTGAAGTCCAAGCGGTAAGGCGACGTTCGGTGCTTGCTCGAGACCCCTGAGCGCGAGCGTTCCCAATGCGTTGGGTGCGTAGTTCGGCGTTGCTAGAACCCGCTGCCCCACCCCGCTCAACAGGCTCTGTCGTACCGCGTAAGGCGCGGCGGATCCGGCCACGGAAGCCGCGACCAAGGGGACGTTACCGGTCATGGCGCCGACTAGTGCCCCACTTCCACCCACTGTCGCGGCGAGCTTCGAGACGCCTACGCCGCCCTTGGGTAGTTTTGTCGCATCGCCAAAGTGATCGGCGAATCGCGCAACGAGTCCGAATCCATCGGACATCGGCTTACCCTTCTGGAGCTGCTGGGCTAGTCTCTGAGCGTTGACGTTCCCACCCTTCAAGGCGGCTTGCGCCTGATAGGACTTCGCGATCGTGGTCCGCGCATCCTGAAAAGCCTGGAGCAGTTCGGGATTACCCTGGCTCTGCAGGTGACGCCCGATCATCTCTTCGAGCGCATCCGCTCCCTGGATCTGAGCCTGGGCTAAGGCGCGCGCCTCGGGATCCGCAGAGCGCGCGGCGAGCGAGAAGTTAGCGGACGCCTGCTGACGTAGCCGTTTCGTGTATTCGAGCGCCTGAGCGGCTGAGAATTGGTCCTGCGAGAGTGAATTGACGAGGTTGTCGATCTTCTCAGCCGCCGGTGTCGTCGCACCCGGAAAGGCCTTGGCGACCTCGTCGGAGGCGTTGGTGATTTTGGTTAGATCATTCAGGTACTGGCTGTCGGTTGCGATATTGCCGACCTGCTTGACTTGGCTATAGACCTGACCGGCCTGCTGGCGGACCTGGGCGAGAGCCTCCTGGGTGATGGGCTGAGTCGGCGGCAAACCGAGATCAGTCGCAACGAGCTTGTTCGTCACGCGCTGGTTGACGGCCTGCGCGGCCTGCTTGGTCGCGGCTTTACCGGAAACGCTCTCCAGTGCCGTAGCCGTTGCGCTCGGGTTCACCTCGGTCGGTGGAACGACGTAACCGGCCTTACGGCCCTCCTTGAGCACTGCATCACGGGCGGAATTTGCCGCGGTGTCTTCCGCCTGCTGTGCGGATCGAGCGGCCAGGCGGTTGGAGGCATATTGGCCGATCTTCTGGCCGACGTACTGCGCACCCGCGCCGACCGCTGCACCGATCAGGGGATTTGTCACCGCCTCACGAGCGCTCGCGGCCGGCTGTAGAGCTCCGGTAACGGCACCGATTGCACCGGCACCCGCAACGGTATTGGCTCCAGGAATCGCCATCGCTGGCGCAGTCGACAGTATCCCAGCCCCGATGTTGCCGGTCTTGCCCGCAAGAGTGGCCATGAGCGGCGCATCCCGAGCACGCGAGTCCTGTACGTCCTGATAGCTTACAAGCCCCAGCTTCTGACCGATGCCACGACCCAGATCGACAAAATACTTGCCTGCACCAGCCCGGAGATTCTCCAGTCCGGCGCTAATCTCTGCTGTCACCGGATGTGGGTCATTCGGATCAGCCCGTGTGATCGGTGAGCGCGCCTCAATGGCGGCCTGTGAGCCGGTTGGAACGGTATAGCCGTTCACTACATCGAACGAACGCACGGCAGGCTTCGCGATAGGGTCACTCTGCCAGCCTGAAGATTGAGACTGCGCAGGTAGAATAAGTCTATTGCCCGGTTCAACCTTTGAAAAATAGGACTGAAGTTCTTCGGGGGAATGAAATTTAAGAGAACTTGCCGAGGGCGTAAATGTCCAGGACCCATCGGGCTGCTTTCCCCAAGAACCTCCCTGATATCCATCTACACCGTTATATTTGCTCTGATCCGAGAATGTGGGGTGATTCGGCTTTTTGAAAGTATCTGGAAAATGACCGTTAGATGCTTGCCCGGCGCCAGCTGCAAATGCACCACGCATGTCATAATCGTAACTACTCCCCTGAGGGCCAAGCTTCTGACTCCATGCTTGAAACGCCTTCTCCTGTTCGGGCGAAAGCGTGGTGTTATACCGATTGGAAAAGTCCAAAGGGTCAGCGCCTCCTGAGGCTCCAGAGGCGACGGGGTCATCTTGCCAGCCCATTAGCGCTTCGTCCGTGTCGTCCCGTCAGGAGCCACGTATTGAGCCCCGGAGGGCAGCTTGGCGTAGTCCGCGTCCGAGGCAATCTTCACGGGCGCTTGTGAGGTTGCACCCTGAGACGTCGGCAATCCCGTCTTGCGAGCAAAGTCCATCAGCGTCGCATTAGGATTCTTGGACTGCTGTAACTGCGTGATGTCGTGCTGGGTAAAGGGAATCGCTTGCTGGACGTCCGAGATGATCCTTGTGATCAGTTCACGCTGTGCAGGAGCCAGCTTTGGATTCGAGAGATTCGGCTCGATGCCCTTCTCGATGATCTGACGAGTCTCGGCGAGCTTGCGGAGTTTCGTAAGCTGAGACTCGCCCTCGCTGATAATGATGCTGTCCATCGAATGCGTGATGGAGCCGTTCGGTGCAAGTCCTGCCGTCTCGATGGTCGAGAGCGATCGGGAGACACCCGCAATCATGGTCTTGTAGTCCTGCGCTTCCTGGCTAGTGACTTTCTGGGCCAGAACGCCTTTGACCGACTCCATGAGGCTATGCCCGGGCTGCGCGCTACCGAACCAGCCCGTGCTCGTGGTCACGGGAAGCTCGGCGATGTTCTTGAGCGCCTGAACGGCCTCATTCGCTGAAGCGGCCACGCGGTTGAACATCACGCTCGAGCGCGAATCCATCCCGGCTGAAGTTGCATTCGGATCGTGCGGGCCGCCTGTGATCGGTCGTAGCGCACCCGGGTTATTCGGATCACGCTCATAGCCGGCAGGGATACCACGGGATTGTGCTTCAAGGTCCTGTCCGCGAATCGTGACGCCTCGAGCTGCAGCCGCGCGCGCATTCTCTGCGGCGATCGCCTCCTTCTGACGCTGAGCCTCGGCAGCTTGTGCCGCCTGAGCACGAGCGTTCTCCGCCGCAATCGTATTCTGATTACGCGCGAGTTCACCGCCCGGGCCTTCCTGCTTGTAGTGATTCTCGATCATGGTCTGGTGAGCCTGAAACTGTTTGTCAGGGTCGACGAGACCGGCGAGAGAATCCTGCGCGACCTGCGCGGCCTGTTGTTTCAAGGCGACCGGATCCTGAGAGAGTTTCGCGAACGCACCTTGACCATGCACAGCGTCATACTGCTGTGGGAATTCCGGTGCCACCTGCTGAATCGTCGCGAGCGGGTTATCGGAGTTTGCAACCTGCGATGCCGCGATATAGGTCTGTCGGTAGTGATTCGTCAGATCGGCCGTGCGCGCCGCACCGACCTGGGTGGACGCCTGAACGCCCGCCATCCCGCCACCAGCTCTGATCAGATCCGACAAGCTGGCGTTGGGATTACTCGTGAGCGCCTGATCGATACCCTGCTGGTCCGCCTGGGCTTTCTGCGCTTCCTGGAGCTGGAGCGCGCCGAACTGGGCTTTCTGCTGAGCGCCCTTGATCGATTGCGCCTGTGCGTAGATATCACCTAAATTGATCGGTTGGTATGCCATGACTATGGGTTAACTGGGTAGGAGTATGTATAGCCATTACCTGCTGGTATAGTCCCTGCGCCACCGTAAGGAGCTGGAGCAGGCGATGCGGGGTTGAGATATTTATAGAGCAAATAGTTGCTCGCGAGTCCATTAGCCGTATTTCCGATAGTCTGCCCAACCTCACCATAGGCGGAAGCGCGCGCGTTACCCGCACCCATGATGGCGCTGCTGTTCTGATTGGCCATATTCGTCCCGGCTGCCTGAGTGGCGTTCGTCGCGGCCTGACCCGCACCCGCTACTCCCGACAAACGGGCGACATAGTCACCGAAATTCTGACTGGCGAGGCCAGATGCGTAGGTCTCACCGGCTTTGATGGCTGCGCCAGAGAGTAATCCGCCCCGCGCCGCGGCGGAGCGATTGATCGCATCCTGTCCCTGACTCTGCGCAAACGTGTAATCGGGGGAAGTCGTGAAGCTGGAGAAATCCGCTTTGCCGCTACCCTTCACCACATTTCCGTTAGCATCGACGGTATCGAGTCCATAGAGCTTGGCGATCTGATCCAGCGCACTGGCGCCGGTCGTGCGCCAAGGGGCCTGATCGGCGCGTGTCTGGTTATATTCGTTGTTCTGCTCTTGAATGGAAGAGTTCGCTGCAGACCTGACGGCGCTGGATTGTTTATTAGCCGAATAGACTGCTGCACCAGCTCCGACAACTGCTGCTGCGGCAACAGCACTGACAATTCCACTCATGTCAACCTCTGCGCATGAACCCGGGAACCGAGATCCTTGACACTCTCTACTGTCTCGAAAATATCGGCTTCCAGTTTGGCGTGATCACGTTCGTTGTTCGGGTTCGGATGGATGGTCTGTGCAAGTACATCGGTCACCGCGTAAACAACCATCTGATAACCCGGCCTCGTCATGATTTCGGAAGGAGCCTTAAAAGCCTCCCTGTGGTCCTCATTGTGAATGAGAATGACACTACCCTCTAAAAGCTGACAGACATGTCCGTGTCGATGAACGCGACCGATGAACAGTGTCTCAGCCGGAATTCTCATCTCGCGAATGTATAGACCCTGCTCGAACCGGTGTGTCACCGGACATGCCGTTTGCTCCATAGTCAGGAACTGATGCGCCAGGTACGCCACCTTCTCCTTCCATGTGAGGTTGTCGGGAAGCTGATCCCATGGCGGCACGATATTTGTCGGCATAGTGCTGAGCTGCAAGCTTCTGGAAGCACAGCAGCTTCTCCATATTCGCGTTGAGTTTCTTGAGCTCTGCGAGAATCGCGTCGTTCATTTGCCTATCCATCCCGTATTACCGGATCCGCTCTCTTTGATGTAGAGCGTCGTCCCTGCTCCGCCGTCCGTGCGTAGATAGAGTGACCCCACGCCTGCGGTCACGACAGTCTCAGGACTTCCCGTGCCGCTATAGAGCAATGCCAGTACGGCGGGCTTGCTAGTGATTTCTGAATACGTGATCGATGTGGACTGCTGGCGATATCGGGCATCCCCTTCGGTCTGAGTCAGATAGACCGGATGAGGATCCGCAGCCGCCACGTGGGACGCCAGTGCAGCGGCCGCATTATTCGCTACCGTCGTATCAGCCGCCTGAAACGCGCTCGTAACAGCCGCATCGCCTGCGGCGACTTCGGTATCCCTGGCGAGCGTGGCAGGAATATCCGCATCGCCGATCGTGCCGAAAGCCAAGGCGCCCGAGCGCCGGACCAGGAATCGATCATCAGCGCCCGCGATAATATCGCCGGGCGTTCCCAGAGTGTTTGTTGTCCGTCCTATGACACTCGTGGGCTGACTATCCCGTAACTTGGGATCTGTAATCGACTTGTCAGCGACCTTGACCGTCGTGACCGAGCCGTCATCAGGGGTGACCTGAACGTTGCGCGTCCATTGGTCCCAGCTACGCTGGTCGTTGGGGAAGACCTGTGGGGCTCTAAGCGGCATCGTTCCACAGCGCCTGTATCAGAGTACGCCGCACGGGATCGGCGATCTTATAGCGGTAGACGCGATCGATGGATTGCCCCAGGCGATTCCAACGGGCCGTGCGGTTGAACTCTCCTGCCTTCCCGAGTGAGCGTAAGAGTTCATTACTCCACGTCCGCCCTCCATCATCTGACCAGTCGAGCATGACTTGTGGATTAGATCCCTGCCCTGTCATCGTCCCGACACCGTTGTCGAAGACGAGCTCCAAGGATGAATGCGCGATCGGGGTCGTCCCTGAGGCAATGGCGGGTGCCGTTGCACTGGAAACCAGCGGTTGATCCCACTCGGTGAAGGTATCCGCCGAGAGAATGCCTAAGCGATTCGAGAGTCTATCGCCCACAAGCGTGACGTTATCGCCGCGGATCACAAAGGCTGCGCGCCAGTTGGTCGTGAGGTAACTCTGGCGCTCATGCCAAAGGTTTGTCGAGATATCGTATACGAATGTACTCTCGTTATACGTGAGTCCATACATGGAATGTCCGTTCTCGATCCACGCCATTCCTACGCATTCCTGCGAGGCAAACTTCGCTATGGCCTGCTCGATTGCCGTGGTGGAAATCCTGACCGGGGTATAGCCGTTGACACGCCGGATGGTCCCATCACTGGCCGGGAAAAAGATGGAATTGTCGATCTTGGCCGGTCCGTACTTGGATACGGTGCCAATCTCCATATATCCGGATGCCGTACGGGTCAGCGGGAAAGCGGCATCGCCTGAGTCGTACCAGACCTCGGTACTGTCACGACCGAATAGAAAGACCTCGCGGTGATCGGTGAGTCCGACCACGACATCATCCGGTGAGGCTTCCGCACTGGCGAAATCCAACGCATCCCAGGCAGAGAAGTCAAAAGCCGTGTGATTGACATACACCCGGCCGTCACCCGGACCTATGATCGCGTAGCCATCGAGAAACGTCGTCCACTCGGCTCCTGGGAAGTCGGGATCCGCCATGGCAGTGACAGTGGCGCCGTCATAAAGGTACGAGGGGCCATTGACGGTAATCAGTACCTGACTTCCGTCACTGTCCATGAATACGGGGCCTGATCCCGGTACGGCACCGAGTTCTGTGACCGTTCCGCCGGCTGAAATCTTGAAGAGCTTGGCGCCGGAGACGACGTAAATCGTCTTGTTGACTTTGAGCCCTCCCCGCATCGGGCCGGTACCGATCGTGAGATAGTTCTTGATACCGAAGCAGCACACGACGGCCGCCGGTGTTTTAGCCGCCGGTGGCGCAGGCTCAAGGTACGTGTTCATCATGCGCTGCGCCGATAAGGGGCGCGATTCATGCGCATAGGATTGTGTGCCGAACGGGATCTGCGGCATCAGAAATACTCAGCCTTCACGGGCTTGCTCACGCGCTGTGGCGCGAGAACCTTACGCAGCTGCCGCTCAGCAGGACTTGCGACCGGAAGCCCTAGAATGCCCTCACGCGCAATCGTGGAGCGCTTGGGCTCAGGCAACATGAAGTCATCTACGAGCAGCGCTGCGATCATTGCCACGATGATGTCATCGTAGAGCTCGTCAATGCCCTCTTCGAAGTCGATGGTCACGATCTCGAGTGCTTCCAGCTGCTTTTGTAGCGAGAGACAGCGTTCGCCGATCAGCTGCCCGTCCTCCGCTGACAGGCTGTTCCCTACCGCCAGCACTCCCAGCTTCCGGGCTACCCGTTCCTTCATGGTCGGAAACGATACGGACACGGAACCTCCCGGTATTCAACAGTCCCTTGGCGACAAAGGCCGGGACATCCTTGTACCAGCCTTGTATAGCGGCGATAGAGCCATAGCCGGAGAAATTCCCCGACCATGGCTCATCGCCGATCAGCTCGACGATCATCCGTTGATGTACAAAGCCACAACGTTCAGCGTCCCGGCCGCGGCAGTCGCCGATACGGTCGTGATGTTGACCTGAAGCTTCGTGACCGCCGTAAGCGCGGTCGGGGTACAGCCGAAGAAGGCCGTTCCAGCGCTCTGGCCCGTCGTGATACCCGTCACGAGGTCTGTGGACCCCGCGGTGAGTTTGTACACAAGAGCCGGAGTGCCGGTGTCCATGTCCGTTGCCGTCACGATGAATCCGATCACCGTGCAGTTTGCGGGCAGGTAGCCGAGTTCGGTGATGTCACCCACGTCATCGAGTTGGGTCGTCGCCATCGCTGCTGTGAACAGCAATCCGACCATGCCCACTTCGTAAGCCTTGGGAATCTGGTGAGCAGTCGAAGCCGCCACCGCAACAGTTGCTGCAGTCATGTCATTCTCCTAAGTGGTGGATCAGGCGTCGCCGACCGCGCTGAAGAACCCCGTCAGGACGCCGTTGTCCTTGAGGGTGGAAGTGTCAGTAGCGCCAGTACCGAACTGGATCTTGCCGACCTCGTAGATCTGCTGGACTGCTATACCGTTCTTGGTCTTGTAGTCCATCTCCTGCGTGCGCGTATTCCAGCGCTGCGCGAGACCGTAGCCGAGCGCCTGGGCGCCGCACAGGTAGACCTCGCCTACGTCGATCGATGAAGCACCGAGCGCGAGCCACTTGTTCTGACTCAGTTCCGGAATCTCGCGCACGATCACGCCGTCCCAGATGATATCGCCATCGGTAAAGAGCGGGTTATCCGTACCGCGCTCCAAAGCGTACTGCCGTGACTGGATGATGTTCGTGTCCAACTTCAGGTCGCGGAACGGCTCAGATCCGGCGAAGAGCACATACCACTCCTCATCGCCGTTGACCTTGATCGGCCGGATCTTCGGGGAGGCGTTCTTGGCGAGACGCTTCATGACCGACACAGCCGAGGCCGTTAGCTTGTCGTTGGTCGCATCCACGTTACCCAGAGCTGTCGCGAACGTCGCGGACCAGTTGGAGTTGGCCGCACCGAAGAGCACGCGATCCTTGTTGTTCGTCACCCATGTTCCGAGAGCCGTGGCATTGGTCGTCTGGAAGGCTGATGTATTGCCACCGCTGCCACAGATGACGGCGTCTTTCTGCCCGATGCTCGCGAGGAACCGATCCCGGGTCTGCTCGAGCGACCAGTTCATGAGAACTGATTTACCGGCATTGCGAAGGTCAACCGCGGTCGCCTGCTCCTCGTACTCCGCAATCACGACGCCATGGCGGTAGAGATTGACCGTGAGCGGCCAGGAGCGCTGGCTCAGGTCTTCCTCGAAGCCCTGCAGAGTGGCGTTGTTCTTCTTGCCGGCGCCCTGGAGGCGATTGATCAGCTCGAAGTAGATGGTGTCGCCGGGCTTCTTGGTGAGGACTTCCTTCACCTGGACGATCGAGTTCTCGTCCGTGCCCATGTAGCGCGCGAGTCGGTTTCCGCGGATGTACTCCACGAAGTAGTTATCGTCCCATTGCTTGACTCGCAATGCACTGGGGACAAGGGTATCGGCCATTTCTAGCTCCTAGAAGCGTTTCGTAGAATCTGATTGAGTGGTTTGGGGCCTTGGTAGACCTCAACGGGAGGGGGTGATGCATCGGAGTTGAGCGAGGTCGGCACAGCCGGTGTGGCTTTCAACTTCGCTTCAAACTCCGCACGGAGTCGGGTCTCGACGTCCTTTTCGATCTTGGCGCGATAGGCGGCGAAATCACCGCCGACGTCCTTCAGCTCTCGAATACGCAGACCTTCGCGATACACAAACTCGGCAGGATTTCGCTCCTGTCGGATCTGTGCCCAGAGCGCTGGATTCGCGTTCGCCGCTTCAACGAAGACCTCGCGAACCGCATCGAAATCAGCATGCTTCTGCCGAACAATTTCCTCGGTGAGGTTGCATCGCTCGACAAATAGCTCTTCGCGGATCTGCTCCTGAGTGCTCTTCAACGCACCCGGCAGGTCAGACCACGGATCGACCGGTGTCTTGGGTGTCTGCAGTTCACGCAGCTTTGCTTCGAGGGCCTGGCGCTTCTCGCGCTCTTCCCGCATCGCTTTCTTGTAGGCGGCTGTTTCAGGAGACTCGACCGGCTGCACTGGCGCCGCGGGAGCAGCCACGGGAGCAACGGGTTGAGCTTCAACTTTGGGCGGTTCGGTCACCGGTACGACCGGCTCAGGGTTTTCCGCTGTCTGCTGAACAGGCTCGGTGGGTGCGGTTACCTTTTCAGGTTCGGCAGGCGTCGCCGGGAGGAATCGCCCTTTTTCATCGCGCGCACGGTCACCGACCAGCTCTTCAATAGCAGCCATACAATCCTCGTCTCGTGAGATTTACGAAAACAGCCGTGACGTCGCTGGCACGTGTAGGGATCACGGACCCTACAAACCGATTCGCCCGTTAGAGCCGGCGGCGCTCAGAAACCTTTAGCCGCCGATCAGAGTCCCATTCGCAGCCGACGCGCCGCTCTGGCGGATACGTACACCAAGGAATCGCCCGACCAATAGACCGACCTTGCCCACGGTGAGCGTGGCGACGAATGTCGTTGAAGTCGTGGCGGCAGCATCCTGAACGGCTACCGTGACCCAGTTAGTACCATCGCCTGTGACTTGCACATCGAGCGTTGCAGTCACTGCGTGGATCGTGAAGCGCTCGAAGTCGATGGCCGGACTGATCGTCGCCACCACGTCACCGGCATTCGTGCCGGCTGTGCCCTGTGCCAGAACAGGGGCTCTCGTACTCTGGGTCGCCATCAATCCTCCAAGACAGTCAAAATCATGGTGAGCGCTTCCTCATCGTCGTCTTCCTGTTGCTTGCGCATCAGAGCGGCGATCTCGCGATCCACCTCGGCGCGGAACGCCTCCATGGACTTACCTGAGAGCTCTACGAGCGTGCGAAAGTCGCGTTTGGTCTGATCAATAGCCGCATCCGGTACCGCGATAACCGACACCCGTACCGCGGGCTTGCCGATCTGCTCAAGCTGATACTTTCGCTTGCGCTTCTTGCGCCGGAAGGCGGTGTCCGCAATGGCGGTGACTGGGATAGTCGGGACAACCGGAGGCTGAACAACCACCGGCGCATGAAAGGGAGCCGGACCCGGGCCGCCCCAGGTCGCCAGATACGTGGCCATCAGCCGTTGATCGTGGCGCCCGTGATGCGGCCGGTACTGTCGCGCTCTACCGCGACCTTACGGGGCTTTGCGGGCTTACCCTGCCCTTCGGGCTGACTCGCTGCGATCGCCTTCTGGCGCTCGGCATGCAGCTGCTGGGCGTGCTGTAAGCCTAAGTCCGCGACCTGCTTCTTGTGCTCGGACTGTTGGGTCTCGAGCTTGGTCGTGAGAGCCGTAATGGTCGCTTCCTTGCTAGCGCCGTCCACGATCGCGTTGGCCGCGTTCTGCGTGGCCTCAAGTTTTTGAGCAGCCAAGAGCTGGAGCGCTTTCAATTCGACTTCCTTGGCGTTCAGCATTTCCATCTGCGCCTCGATTTCCTGCTGACGCGCGCCGAACTGCGCTTCGAACGCAGCTTGCTTGGCGCTCAACTGATCCTGAGCAGCCTTGACCTGCACCATCTGCAGTTTAGCCTCGGCGACCTGCTGCTGGAGCGCCTGCTCCTGCTGCATCTGCTCCTGAGCTTTCTGTTGCTGCGCCTGCGTGATCTGCTGAATCTGCTGCTCTTTCTGCTGGATCATTTGCTGCACTTGCGGTGGGATCTCGGTCCCATCAGGCAATTTCCCGCTCATGGCATCTAGAACGCGCTTCTTTCGAGCACTGCTCAAGCCCGATGCTTCAACGAGCGCTTGACCAGGGATTTGCACATGCGCATCACCCGCTAGACTCACCAGTGCTTGAAAATCCTCTTGCTCCACCGTCGCTACTTCTGGAGCTTCATCAATGATGATGTCCATTTCCATGTCGGCCATGACATTCATCGGATCCCCGGGCTGTTTCCTACCCGATTTCACATGAGCATGGTTGGGAGGATAGGTCGAGTTCACGGGCATGAACTTGGTGTTTTCACCTTCCGTGATGCGGATGTACTGCTCTGAGGTCCAAAACTGCTTCATGCGGTTATAAGCCGCGATCATCACGCGTTTTTGCCAGAAGCGAATATTATCTCCCTGAATACCTAGCGAAATGATGCCGCCCTGCTGGTCTAGCTGCTTAGCACGACCGGAGATATCCCCACTCTGACCTAGTAATGCCTCATTGGGTCCAGTAGCAGAGAGTGAAAGTTGCGCTTCCTGAAGTAGTTTGAACTGACCTTCAGCGAGGTCTGAATTTTCGCGTATGTCCAGCTTCATGCCTGGCGTGTACTCGACGAAGCCGTCAGGACGGGCTAGCTCGCGGCGTGCATTCTCGACGTCATCTACTGCGCCCTTCTCCGCAGTCGCCTGATTAACGCTGAGTAGATGGAGGGACTTGGACCGGCGCTTGTTGATCTCGTCCTGCAGGTCCTTATAACGCTTCACGATCCCATATCTATTGCCGTCCTTATCGACATACATGGACTGCAATATGAGCGGACATTCCTTCTGGCCGGTCTCAGAATCAACGTAAACCGATTCAGTTGGTCCCTCGATAATGCCTACACGCGAGAAGACTACGCGGTTCCACGTGGAGCCTTGTTTGTAGTAGTGCTCCAGTATCTGAACGCGCTTTCTACCGCGATCGAACCAACGGGGTCGATCGTCATATGTTTCTGACGGCTGGGTAAAGCTCTGACTCGTGAAGAGGTCGAACGCGCCGCCGATCTTGGGATAGGTGGCTTTTGCTTCGTCCAGGTCCATCCATTTGACGATTCCCTGATAGCGCGAATCGCTGAAATCCTCAGCTAACGAATGGCCATCAAAGTACAAGCGATCCCAGCGGATATACCGGATTAGAATCTTCTTGTTCTTGGTCTTTGCGTACGTGCCATTGTCAACAATGACCTCGGCCCCCCCAAATCCCTCAATGGCCATGTTTTTGAACACGGCAGACTTGGTCTGAGCGAAGTGATTCGACTCGGCAACGTACCGAAGTGCGCTCGTTGCAGCATCGGCGCCAAGCTCATCATCGGGGGTACGCGGCTGTGCTTTGGGATCTGTCCTGAGCTTACGCTCAAGACCTAGCGTGTAATCGACCTTATCCTTGATGCGGTTATCAGTGATGGCGGGTTGGCCACGCTTACGGAGAGTCTCAATCTCATCGTCTGACCACTGCTTGTTATCGTAGTAGTCACGATAGATCTGCGCTTCCTTACGCGCATTTATCGTGACGTCGGCCGCCTGATTGAACTGAAAGACGAAGCGCGCCAGCTGCTGATCGTTATCGATCGGGTCATCGCTCTGACCGGAGTCAGCGCCAGGCAGAACGGGATTGCTGGCGTCGAGCTTCTTGACTTTCTTGGCCTTAGCCATGGTTTATGCGCATACAAAAAGTCTCAGCCCGGTGATTTCGGACACTTATGCATAAAACACCGCTCATGCCGTCCGCCATGCGCGCGTTTCAGGCTCGTCAAAGAGTCGTGAGTAGGCGTCTTTGGGCTGTAGCTCCTTCGAGGCGCCCTTCGCAATCCACGGCCGGGACATGCACGCATAGCGCGTCTCATCACCGGCGTGGTCTTCAGAGTCGGTATCGACGTCCTCAGCCTTGGACGGATCGTGCTGCAACATCGGCAACGTACGGATCGTGTGCGTGCAGGTCGAGAAGAAGTACAGCATCGGCTTACCGTCCTCACCGATCAGCCGGCCGCGGAGCTGATCCCAGCCGGGTACGCGCTTGTTGTCGGCGGGACGCCAGATGGTCGGCGCCATACGGCTGGCGATACTCGGGCCGCCGTCCTCCTGAAAGGCTGCGGGATCGATCACGCCATACACCTGCTGTTCCTTCTCGCGCTCGCGGATACCCTGAGCGACTTTCTCAGCGGTCAGCTTCAAGCCCACATTCGGCTGACGCTCTTTCATGCCGTACCACTCGCGATACTTGATCAGAGCACCGCGGGGAAACTGCTTCACAGAGCCGTCTGAGACGGCATACCAGCCTACTGAGAACGGCTTGGCTGATCCCCAGTCCATGGAGCGGAAGCGCGTCCAGTTGGCCGGTAGCGCCTGTGGTTGCACCACATGCTTGTCCGTTGAGAACTCCGAGAAGAACGCGCCTTCGATGACTGACCAATCGCCTTCCTTGATCGCCTTGACGAAACTCGCGGATCCAGTGCCCTCGAGGCGCTGCTCGTAACCCGGATCATTCGCGACGCCGATCTTATTATCCGCGAGCCGGGCGCGGATGAATATCCGCTGCATCCCTGAGCCATCATCGGCCAGGAACTGATGGCTTCCGAGCGGGTATTCGTCGATCTTCCAGTATTCGCGCACCCAGTGATGGCCCGGTCCACCGGGGTTTGCGGATGCCCGGATGCGCTTGTTCGGGATTGCGGCGGATGCGCTACGTAAGCGCGCCTTCATCCGCAGGTAAGGGATATTCGAGCTCCAGAGCGCAATCTCATCCCAGCCAATCCACGTATAGGCGTGGCCCCAGTACTCCATCCAGTCGTCGTCCGACTCCATGAAACGCATCTTGAGAGTTGCGCCATTGGGCCACGTCCATGTCTTGGTCTGATTGCTCCAGCTGACCCCAGGGAACCAGTTAGGGTAAATCTCCTTGCTGCGGCTGATCAGGTCCTCGAGCTGGGGATAGTTCTTGCGGAACAGAATCCCGTGCCAGTGTGAACCGTAGGGACTTGGCACATCTTGTGCGAAGTCCCCTAATAAAAATCCGATTTGCCTCCGAAGACTGCGCCTCCATAAAGCAGCTCATCCACGAGATGCTTTTTGATGGCATCCAGCTGAGGTCCAACCTGCGCGCGCCAAGGAATGACGTTAACGGCCATTTGCCACCCGCCATTTGTCCATCGCTTCGTGAAGCGCTTCAGCTGTAAAGTCATGCTTAGCGGCGTTGTACCACCAAGGGACAATCTGTACGTTTCCTTGGATATAACCGCCACTTGGAACAATCTGATCGATGCTCGCTGTATCGGGACGGTTTCCCTCGCATGTCACTGCGCCACTCGCTAGGGCAGCTAGCAACAGCCTCTCCAAATACTCGTGAGTCAAATTAAACGGGCGTCCATCTCGACGAGATACGTAAGCCGCCGTATTGAGTAGCTGACGAGCCTTTCCATACGGCGTTGCACGCCGGGCTTTCACAGCAGCTCGGTTCTTCTCGGGATTAGCCGCCTTCCATGCAGCTGAGACAGCCCGACTCCGCTCGCGATTAGCAGCATGGCGAGCACGAGCCTTTGCCCTGTAATGCTCTGGATTATTCCAGTACTTCTTTTGATGACGAGTCAGTTCAACTTGGTTTGGCGTGTCCATTACTCATTATCTCAGGAACTGGGTCTCGAACCTCGACGGGGATAGGCTGGGCTGCGTACTGACCGATGACACCGTCTACCTTTGCGTCGACTGATGAGAGCTTCGGGTGCACATAGGGCGCGGCCTCTTTGGCAAAAGGCATAGCAGCCGTAGCGCCTCCCTCTGCATAGGCATCCCGCATAGCCTCGAGCAGCACATCCAGCGGGCTGGCCCCTTCACGCAAGGCACGAATGACTGCCTTCTCGGCGAGCTTGGTTCGGACACTTGTTGCGCCCTTGGGTCGACCCGCACCCCTTCGAGCGCCACCACGTGCCATTTGATTACTCTGAATTCGTTTGAAACGGAAAATTGAAAATCAACTAACCTATTAGAATCCTTGCAGATTACGGATTCTATAGGTCTCATCCTCTGAGAGCTGGTTGTCGGTGCCGTAATCGCTCTGGATGGTCAGGACGCGCGTCTCATAGGAGTTGCGATCATTCAGGATGGCGTTCGCGCTACTGGGGATGATGATCTCGATCCGTGAGTCGAGCGTGGCCACGATCTGCCAATCGAGAATCACGGTCGTGATGTCGTCGGTCTTGTCGTCGAGCCGATAGCGGATACTGGTCGGGATGAACGGCTCGTAATCCTCGTCTTTGAACGATATCGCGAACTTCTGCCGCGACTGTTCGGAGATCGTGAGCATCTAACCCTCGGCGTTGAAATTCGCTTCTTCAGCGGACTTCCGGTCAATGAGCCAACGACGACCTTGGATTTCATGGATCTCTGTACCAAAGTGATCCATTAGCTCTACGCAAAGTTTCCCTTGGGCTTGGGAGAGCAGCCCCTCGCCATTCACAACTTCAGCCATCTCAAGGATGAGTTGCGCTTGCTCTAGCGTCAGCTCCATCACGCAGCCGTGAAGGTCAGCGTCACGCTCAATTGCCAAGCTTGTGAGCTTGTCTTCGTTCCAAGCGACTCCACTTTTCGCTGCCACATGACGCCAGCGGCCGCGGCATTGAACGTTCCCCACTCCTGCCAGGCGAAGTTGGCCTGTGAGGTTGAGAACGTCGAGCGGTAGGTCACGCCTGCTCCTGAGCGGATGGGATAGGTCGCATCCATGCCCTGGCGCACCTTGTTCGTGGCGGCCTGCAGGTCAGTCTGCGCCGCACTGAAGGCGGTCGTAGAGTCGCCGACACCGAGATACGCATTAGACGCGTTCAGGTAGGTGGGGGTGTCATTGATCGCGCATTTCGCGATCTCGGTGGCGGCGGCAGTCGTGAGGCCCATTACTTTCTCCAAGTCTGAGTGGGACAGTCCTTACCGCCCACGATCAATTCCACGCATTGAGGGTTGAGTAAATCTCGACAGAGGGATTCGTAATCACTGATCCCGACCGGCTTGGGAATCGGATCGCCGTCGAACTTCGCAAGGCAGAAGAAGGCAGCGTCGCAAGCAATACCCGAAACGTCATGACTCATAGGGGGACAATCTGTATCCGTGCGGTACGCGGGTTAATCCGAATGTGAGCAGGCTTCGATGGTGTGATCTGAGTCAGGCTCGAAAGCTCATCGAAGGCGATATTCAAGTCGTCCTGGCTGAAGAACTGCAGGACACCGGTGAAAATCCCGAGAACCGATGTCTCGGTCAGGGAAACGGAAGCCGTATCGCTCGTCGTCACGATCACGGTCGGCGTAGTGAGCGTAGAGGCCTCACCAAAGCTCACACTGACCGTATCCGTGGTCGCAATCGCGACGCTGGTACCCGATGACTCCGTGAACGCTATGGAGACCGTATCGCTCGCTGTGAGCGCGAGAACGCCTTGCTGGACCAGAGCAACGGTCTCAGAGAGCGTGACGGTCGCGTTATCACCGCTGATGATCTGATTGAAGAGCTGGGAAAGCTCCGCAATCGAGATCCGGACCGTGTCCTGCGAGGTGATCTGGTTGCTGTCAACCGGATCCTCGACCCATTGCACCGACAGCGTGTCTGAAGACGCAATCGGTATGACAATCCCCGGAGCGCGCGACGCAAAGACATTCGTCGTGCCCGGAGCGCCATAGGCCCGTAACTGCGTGCGTCCTGGAGGCGGAAGCGTGGGGTCGCGAGTGAACCCGGTCTTGAAAACAAGACGGCCCGGGGCACCCCAGGTCCCCAGGTGCGTCGTGGCCATTTCAGACGATAACGAACGTCACGCCATTAGCCGGAGCCGAGGTCAGCGCCGTATACGTGAAGTGTCCGCGTCCCCCGCCTGAGAGCACATAGGCGTTGATCGTCGTGGCCTGGCCTTGTAACAGGCCTGACGTGAAGATGATGTTGCGCCCGACCCAGTGATTGGCTGCGGCCGTGGTGATGGAGCTGGTCTCGAGCTCGGTCGTGGTAGGCGTGAACGCCGTATTGTCGACCGTACCGGTCTGCATCGTACTCGTGGCTGCGGTGAAATTCGCCTGATTCTGAGTGACGCCGCCGATCTGGTAGACGTTCACATTCAGCTGGCCCGTAGCGGATACCAACGAGTCGTATACGTTCGATTGGACGACCACCCATTCATCCCAGACCGGGAAGGCACCGGACTTGTTGATGACGAGCTTTAGATGACCCAGCGTACCGGTGTCGGTCGTATCAAACGGGACGCCATACACCCCTTGCGTGTCATGCGTCGCACTCGTAGCGCTGTGCTTCTGGGCGCCGGCTCCCTGGTTCAGGAAGAGAATGCAGTCGGCCTGCGCGATCGTGAGCGCGGTTGAGGCCGTAGCGCCGTCTGTCGTGCTCAAAAACGGCCCGACCTTCGGGGTAACGGCCGTCGACTGTCGCAATAATTTCATTTCACATCAGCCTTCTACGATGTCGGTTTGTGGAGATGAGAACTGCAACAGAGGGACCACTGGCAGATTCTTTGAGCGCAAAAGTCAATACCGCGGCATTGGTGCCGCTGGACGTGGTGAAGTTAGGCCCATATGTCCCGGTCGAGGTAACCCGTTGCGACATCACACCGATCGTGTCGGAGTTCGCGCCATTCGTGAACGAGCTTGTGGACGCCAGCGTGAACCCAGTTCCAGGAGTGTAGGTCGTGGGGTTCGCGGCCGAGTTGCTTGCGCCGATCCCGATGACCAGATCCGTGGCATTGGTCGTAGTAATCGTCTGATTGAACGGCGAGGCGGCATCCAGGTTAGAGACTAGGGTACCGTCTTGAACACTGGAGGTTGCAGCCCCGGTCACCTCGAAGAAAGAAACAGAAGCCGTATCACCAGTCGCCTTGCTGACGGTAACCTTGTGAGACGTACCACCTGCTGCGGTACCGCTAGCGGCAGAAGTTCCCAAATACACGTAGGTCGTCGTACTTCCATTAGCCTGCGAGCCTAGTAGCGTCCACGTATTGCTATACGTGTCGGTAATCGTGTTGGCCGAAGGGCTATAGGCGCGGACCACGACCACGAAATAGCTTCCGGTCGCGGATGTATTGAGACTACCGGTCGTTGCCAGAGGCACATTACTGTTATAAGTGTGTTCCTCAGACAGCCCTTGGGCAATCGCGATAGTCATATTCCCCTACCGGTCGGCCTCGTATAACTCACGTAGAAATTGCGGTAATCCTCAACCAAGGTAGTGCCCGCTGGCGTGTAACCGAAAAGGTCAACACGCACGAATCCTTGACCACCAGTACGGCAGTTGTACATAGCGTTACACCAGAAGACCAACACGCCATTGATCCAATGAGCGGCCTCCCCGTTAGGTGTACCGTCGTCGTTCTGAAGCCACCATATTTCATGCGTTTGCCAGTTCCCCGCGACGTCCTCGGTATTCTGAGCGAGTGTCGGGATAACTTTTGGCGTTGGATGCGGTGTACGCGAGTAGGATGATCCTCCTGTCAATGTCGGACACGCATCCAAAAAGAACTGCGTATTGATGTCTCCCCCTGAGGTGGCGTCACTGTAGGAAAGACTCATCCGGGTGCCGCTGTATCCGCCTGCGTTAGCTCCCCAAGTGCAATTTGAAAAAGCCTGCTGTGGTGTCGAGTTATAACCAAATCCAAAGACCTTCAGTTCCTTCGAGTCCGCTGCGCTCGTCGTCCGACGCAGATCGTACTTGATGTAAATTCCCTTTTTCGTAGGGTCAAGTGCTCCCCACGTAAGTCCACACGTACCGCCTTGCGCAGTGCTTCCAGGTTTCGTGTTGACTCTCGCAAACCCGCCGGTCGCATCCGTCATCCAAGTGATGCTATTACCGCCATGTTCATCGAAAGCGGATACACCGTTATTAATACCAGTGACTAGTGAAGTCACTACGAAGGTATTAGCGCGGCGTAGTAAAAGTCCATCTCTCTCTGGAATAGAGATTGACGCAAAAGTTGCCCCACTATCTCGGGTGGGATCCTGAGTTCCTGTTAGAAAC